GCTTGTTAAGGAGTATAAACCGATCCTGTAGTGTCTCCAGACTACGTAAGTAGACCGGACGGACGTCCACGTTTTCACCGCCGCGGAGGCGGTAACGTTCGAACTGTCTCACGACAGGACGGCGTCTTATTTCGTAGGCTGGGGTGTAACAATCCCAGCTGAAGAAGGGACGCCACGCGAGGTGGTATTTCACTCTTGACGGCCTCCCGGCCGCAAGGGAACCATCCCGCAATGTACCACTGAGGGCAAGATCGAGTGCCGCCTCACCGCGCATCCAAGTTGGATACGCGGAGTCGTCGGACCCTACGGTCAAAGCTCCACTGCGTGCTGCATACCCCTTGTACATCGAGAATCCGGTATAGTTCAGCGGTGACCGAACGGCGATATGTCTTGCCGAACAGTTTGCTAGAACGACCTGCTGCATTACTACAGCAGGCACCCGGATACCCGAGTCAAGGGGCGCCGCGCAAGGTACGACTCGAAAGCCGTGTTTTTCGCGACAACAGCCGACGAGATAGACTAGGGCACTAATATGCTCTATCCCCCATCGTGCATACCACAAGCTAAGCTTGTTAAGGAGTATAAACCGATCCTGTAGTGTCTCCAGACTACGTAAGTAGACCGGACGGACGTCCACGTTTTCAAAGACGTCCACACCGCAGGACTCTCGGAACGGGCCATTGCAAAAGGACTTAGTCTCGTTGACCTCCAAGCCAACGGACGTAAGGAACTTGCACAGAAGCTCGAAGGCCGGCTTGACGACTATTATATCGTCTCCGAACACGCCGAGATTTCCGTGATCGTTTGACGTCGTCGGTGCAAGGACTTGCAATCCCAGACACCTATAGACGCCGCGTGCAATAGCGTAAAAGATCGCTGTCTGCAAAGCAAAGGTATACGCGTTTCCCATAGCGGAAAACGTATGCATACGAAGCTTCTTCCCCTGGTAGGTCAGAAATTCTGATCTATAGCGGCTTAAGAAATTATAAGCACGGGGAGGCAGCAGCTGCGCGACTAGTCGACTACTAAGCAGGGCTGACGCCGAGGTCAGATCAACAGTGGCCATTGTGTTGTCATACACAAGAATCCGCTGGCGGTCCGCCTGGGTTTTAATGTCAATGCCCGTCTTTCTCATCAACCATAGCTCTATCTTTCGAGCTATCGCGCCTTGGAGGCAGATCGCACCCGTTGTTTGTATTCCAATAGGGCGATCAGTCTTTTCGTTCTTAGGTACAAACGAAAGTTTTTCACTCGAGGCGACGTACCACCGGTCTGGTCTCGCATATGCGAGAGCACCCAGTTTAGCACTGTCACACATGGCTGCCCAATGAGCTTTAGCAAACTCAGAAGGAAAGCCAAGGTTTGAACGATGCAGCTTTGATGCATAGCTAGTGTCCTTTGTGTCAAGAGACACACCGGGCCCAGGCAACGCATCAGCAAAAAAGCCGCCTTCGTTAAGGTCCTCTTCGCATAGGAAGTCACGGAAAAAATCCCTGATCTCCCCTAGGATAGTCTCGAACCAAAAATGGTCCGTGGGTCCTAGTTTTACTTGAAAAGTACCGCATTTAAGGTTACAGCGGAAAAATTCCCGCTCCGCCGCCCGTCGACTCGTCGCAGTACCGCTCGATGCCAATAGTTTCGTTAGAAACTTTTCAGCTTGGGCAGCACACGCGAATTGTCGCGGAGTGTCGGATTGTAGGCCGTTAAATGCACGAGCGATCGTTCCTGGTTCTGATCTTTCAAGATCACCCAGGAGCCTCGTATAAAGAGCATCCGGACTTGTGTCCATCAGGTGCACCTCATAAAGTTAGTCAGTGCGTAGGTTCAAATGTTACCTTGAACTAACGTATCACCCAGACCGGAGGAAATTTCCCCAATCTGACCAATGAACAGAGACAAAGCGGCCCGAATATTCGGAGCATCCGCGGCGTCAGCGCCTGCAGGGATTTTGATCATACAATCGATCTCCATCATCTGCGACGCCTGTCCTGCCAGTGGTAACACACCTTTGGTGAGGCGAACACGAGTCGTGTTCTTTGGCTGCGGAGGCAGAATACCGTTTGAAGGTACGCCCGCCACAAGACGATATGTCTCCGGAATGGAGACCCGAATCATAAATGGATCGGAAATCGCGTGTGTGCGGACGCCAACTTGGGTCCCGCCTACAGCCGACACGTAGCCGTCGGTTTGCTTGTTGTCTTTAGTGACAGTAAGCGTATACGTCGGGCCGGTAAATCCGGTCTGAGCGCCTCCATTTACGGAGCCGTCGAGGGTTACGGACATGATTACATCCTTAGTGAATGGTTATAGGAAACGATCCATAGCTAGAGCTAAGGTATTTGCCCACTGTTTCGGCGATGGTATATTAGTACTCATCAGCAGTTGAGTTGAGTTATACCCAGAGCTATAACGAACGAACCGTATTGACTTGCTAGTTGATACGTTGTCTCCCAATGTACCATAGGAGTTATTTATCCCAGCGCCGTTCCAATACCCTGTAGCATCTTGGGCATGGTGTCTCTGCTCGTTGATCAGCTTGACGGAACGCGAATAGATGATGGTATATCTACCATCTAGCGCGTTTGCCCGCATGAGTGAATCAATATTGAACAGATAGTCCATCAAGAAGCTGTATGGTATCAGCTCCCAGATAGTTGGAACGAACTCGACGAGACTTCTGGACCGTTGGCGGAGCATTATGCCCACCACTTTTCCATCTGCGTCGATGTCTATCGCATGTCGGTACGCGCCATGAAAGTTGGCCGTGGCCGTGCGGCGTTCATCTAGGTATAGGAACCAGTAGGTGTTATTCATACCTGCGATCCCTATATAAGCTCGGGACGTCGGATCAACCGACTCCTCTGCTGTCCCAGTAAAACGCTGGATACGTATCGATGTCTTCTCCCCAAGCCGTGCCAGGTCCTCAGCTGCATTATCAATATCAAGCAGCAGGGGAGTGATGGCATATGTAAACTCGAGGTATCGACTGGTCAGGCGCTTCAGGATTCGTCTTCCTGCGCCCCTATGCTGGGAGTTACCGATAAGGAGGTTCTTCGCAATACGATGCTCGCGCCTGTTACGGCGCTCAAACGCATCATACTGGTCAGACACCAGCTTACCCTTCTCAGCAATTGTCGCTTTAAGTTTGGCACCTTCGGCTGCGAATAAAACCGCGTCGAAGTTTCCGAGCTGGGCATTAAACAACTTATCCACTAGGCGTGCGTAGGCTTTCGCCTCCACATTAGCAGAGTTAGGATATTCAGTTTTCACAGGTGGAGGACTAATAAACTGTCCCGACGTCGTGTAACTGAGGTTGTTGTTGCTCCAGTTCAAGCTACAGGCCTTCGCCGCGTAAGTAACATCTACGCGACTATAGCCAAGCGTCAATGACCGCTCAAATGGGTTAGCTTTTCTAAGAAGTGCGCGATTCGACAACCGCGACCAGTCGACCAAAGAAGTCCAGTTATGGCGGTGCGTATCCAGATAACTTTGAACGGGATTGGAAATAAACCAAGTCCGTGTAAAAGTCTTTGGTTCTACGCGAGTGCCGCTAGACATTTCAAGTCTCCTTAGTGAGCTG